GCACGAAGCCGCGCGGGGCCAGGTAGGCGGCGGTGGCGGCGTCGACCGCGTAGACCTCGCCCACCCGGTAGACACCGAAGGCCAGGCAGTCGGTGCGGTGATTGATGATGCGGACCAGGGGGGCGGGGGGCACGGGCTTGGGCATGGCGACCTCAGGTAGCGAAGGGGGTAGCGGTGATGCGGGTCTGACCGGCGAACTCGGCGGTGTACCACCACAGGCCGGCCTGCTCGCCGAGGAGGCGGTCGCTGACGGCGGTCAGTGGCTGGCCGTCGTCCGGGCGCCAGCCCAATAGGGCGGCGCGCAGGCGGTCCAGCAGGGCGATGGCGCCGTCGGGGCCCCACAGGTGGCGACTGACCAGGGACACCCCGAGGGTCAGGGTGCGCTCCTGGCACAGGCTGGTGGCGCGCAGGACGGGATCGGCAAAGCGCGAGCCGGGATAGGCCAGCAGCAGGGCGCCGACCGGGTGATTGAGGCGGTAGTCCTGGGGCTGGGCCGGGAACAGCTCCACCGCCAGATCGGGGAAGGCGGCCACCAGCACCGCCTGGGCGCCGTCGATAAAGTCTTGAGTGGCGAGGGCCATGGCTCAGTAACTCGCCAGCTTGTCCGCCGTAAACAGGCGGTCCGGGGCACTGACGAGCACCCGCCCCGCCTCCGGGGTCTCGCCCCCGCCGGGGGCGGCGCTGGCCAGGGACATCTTGCCGTCGCGTACCGCGTCCAGGGCCTTGAGGGCGTCGCGATAGGCATCGACCACGGCCGGGGGCAGGTCCTGGCCCTCGGGGCGGCGGCTGTAGAGCCAATGGCGGGCCAGGGCCAGCGACCAGTCGGTCAGCTCGCGCGGCACGCTGGCCAGGGGCAGGGGGTAACGCTGGCGCAGCCGGGCGTCCACCTGGGCGTCGGCGTAGGCGCGGGCCTCGGCCACCACGGCCCAGTCGGGGGCGCCCGCCTGGGGATCGTCGGCGGACAACTGGATCAGGGTGCGCTCGGCGATCAGCCTAAGCAGGTCGGCGTCGGTGGTGTAGCTCATGGGGCCAGGCCCCATAACAGCAGCACGGCCGCCCCCGCGATGACGAGATTAGCCATAAACAGCAGCACGGCGGCGCCGACCAGGCCGGCGACCAGGGCTAGGGGGCTCGCTTTCATGGACACGCCTCCAGCACGATGGCGGCCAGCAGGACCCCGGCGATCCCCAGCAGGCCGACGACGAAGCCGATCATCAGGGCGGTATCTTTAGGACTCATCAGGGCGGGCCTCCTGGCGGGCGGTAACCAGGGCCTGAACGTCCGCCGGGGCGGCGTCCACGATGGCCTGAGCCTGATCGCGCGTCAGGGTGGGATCATCCGCGCCCGCCAGCCGGCGCAGCGCGGCCTCGACCATCAGGGCCTGGCCCAGTCGCGCGTTATCCGCCCGGGCCTCCGCCCCCGCCTGCTTGGCCTGGAGACAGACGGCGGCATAGCGCATTAAGTCCCCCTGCTCGCTGGGGGTCATCTGCCATTGGCCTAACACGGTGCCGGTGACCTTGCGGTTGAGGATGGTTTCCTCCTGTACCGAGAACTCGGCATGGACCATGGCCTCAGTACGGGCGGTGATATCCGCCTCCGACCAGACGACATCCCCCCGCAGGTCGATGAAGCTCATAGCGTCTCCGGTACGGCGTGAATCTGGACCCAGGAGGCGGCGCCGGGCGAGGTCCCGAAACGGAGAGTCTCGCGGAACCCGTCGTGCAGTCGGGTGTAGTCCTTGGTCGCCCCCTCGCGCTTTTGGGTGCCGGCGGCATAGACGGCGCGGGCGGTATAGCCGACCGGCAAGGTGAAATCGGCCTGGCCCACCGCGATGGTCGAGCCATTGGCGGTAGCGGCGGCGGAGAGGGTGTAGGTGGTGCCGTTGATGCCCGCCAGGGTGCAGTTGGTGGGGATGCCGGTGCCGGTAATCTTCATGCCCACGTAGGGGGTGCCGACCACGCTCGCTACCGAGGTCAGGCTGAGCGCGCCGGTGGTGGTGGTGGCGGTAAAGGAGATGGTGTCGAAATCGAAGGTCAGGGTAGGCTGGTCGTGCCGGCCCAGGGCCTCCTCGGCGCGGCGGGCCAGGGCGGTGCGCAGGTCTTGCGCGGCCAGGGTGACATCCACGCCGGGGGTGGTGGTGGCGCGGCCGATCAGGGTGGCGCCAGCCTGTTGCGCCAGCTTGGACACCGCCCCGGCGGTGACCGGCGTTGTCGCCAGGCGCGTCAAGTCCCGCCACTGCGAGGTGGCCGTGGTGGTGCCCAGCGCCCATTGATCGGTCAAGGGGTCATAGGCCAGGTCCACCGGCACGCCGATATCGGGCAGGCAGCATTGGACGCCGGGCTGGAACAGGGCCAGCTCCTGGGCGTAAATCCAGGCGATCTGCTCCGCCGTCGGCACGGTGGCGGACAGCCGCAGCAGGGCCAGACTGCCCGGAAAGGGCGCGTCCAGGGCGAAGTTATTACCCAGGGTCAGCACGGCGTCGGCGTTGCTGAGGGTTAAGAGCGGTGCGCCGACTGTCGCGGCCACTTCGACCCCGTTGATGATGATGGCCAGTCGCCCGGCCCGATACATTAGGACGACGTTAACCCAGGCAGCGCTGTTATAGGCCAGCGGGGTAGAGACGCTGAGCGTGGTGGTGCCGTCGTAGGCGGTGCCCGTCAGGGTGTTGTTGCTGTTGAGGGCCAGGGCGATGGCCGGGCCGGAGGCGGCGGCGCGGGCTGCCAGTGTCCCGGCGGTGGCATTGGCGGCGGGCACCGTAAACCAGATATTGAGCGACCACTCGCCGGTGGCGAAATCCAGGTCAGCGCTGTAATCCTCGCGCAGGTAGTTGACGGCGGACCAGCCGGACCAGCCCACCAGTTGTGCCCCGGTGGCTACCGGAGTGCGGCTGAGCAGGCCGAAAATCAGGGCCGCCCCGCCCTTGTAGCAGCGATCCCCATCGACTTCTTTGAACGAAATCGTATCAAAGGTGGCGTTGACGGTGCCGGGGCCATACTGATAAAAATGCAGACAAAGCGTATGGTTAGTGAGGGCTGTATAGAGATTGTTGGCGCGCAGGCTTATGTTGGAAAAGGACGCCGCGGTCCCGTTGTTATACCAGCCCAGCCCTATATTGCCGCCCGAGGTTAGACGATCGCTCACCTCTAAAAGACGATAGCTGCGTCCCGCCTGGACCGCCATGCTCTGAAGGAAACCGCCCTGAAAGGTTGGTCCCGCCGTGGTCCCGGCCAGGGTCATGGTGCCGTTGCCGTTGCTGGTGAGGGTGGCCCAGCCGCCTGAGGAGTTGACGTAGCCGGTCACCCCGTCGCTACAGTCGGAGTTGACCAGCAATTCCGGCGAGGTAATGGCATCGAGGGTGCTGACGCTGGCCAGGAAGGCGCGCCGGATATCGCCCACCTGCCAGCCGCTGGTGAAGCAGCTGCTCAGGCTGCAGGTCAGGCTCCTGGAGACCTGCCCCGCATCCAGCACCATGCCCTTAATCTCCGCCCGGGAGGGCGAGCGGCGTAGCAGCCGGGCGCGGCCGATGGCCTGCGGGGGGGCCGGGGCTAGATAAAGATCGGGCGGGCTCGCGGCGGCGACCGAGGCGAGCGCAAAGCTCGCCCCCAGGGCGGCTGGCGCGGCGGCGGAATACCAACTGCTATTTGCCGAAGTCCAGGCGTTGAGCCAGGTCGGCGTTAGGCTGATCGCCACCCAGGCGGCGGAGCTAGCCGATTTGTGCACCACGCCAGAGGGCTGGATCAGAAACACCCCGGTCCCCCCGGCGATGGCCAGGGTGGGGACGGTCAGCCGCGTCACCGGGTCCTGGGGTGCCTCGGGATAGAGGGTGACCGCCAGGGCGGTGACCACGGACGGCAGGGCCACGCCGGCCGCCGGGACCGCACTGGGCAGGGGGGTAGCCGCCTGGCGGGTGGCCAGGGTCAGCCCGGTGTACCAGGTGCCGCCCACGGTGCGCGCCACGCTGTCGGCGATGAAGCGCAGCTTGAGCAGGCCACAATGGTCGGAGTTGCCGGTCTGCCCGGCCCACAGCTCGCCGTTGCGGGCGGCCACGCTGGCCAGCGACGTAACGGCATTGGCCGACAGCACGGCATAAGCGGAGTCGAGACTGCCCTTGGCCACCCGCAGCCACATGGGGCAGGCGGGGGCCGTCAGGTCATAGAGCGTCAGGCTGCCGGCCTCGACCACGATCCCGGCCAGCCGGGGGAAGGCGCGGCTTTGCCCCCGGAACACCTCGCTGTAACGGGTAGTGCTGGCATTGGCGCTGTAGGCGCTGGCCACGCTGCCCAGCTCGCATTGGGCGGTGGTGACGGAGCCGGTAACGGTAAACGTGACCGTGCCGGACGCCGCCACCACAAAAGAGGTTGGGGTGCCGGCGGTATGGCTGGCCGTCGCTGCCCCGGACACCGCAACCGACCCGGACGAGTCGGTAGTGCTGGACAGGGTGTAGGTCCCCGCCGTCAGCCACTGGGACTGAGTGGCGAGGGTGGCGGTGGTGGTGAGGAGGTTACGGCTCAGCGCGTAAAATTTGCCGTCGCTGATCAGTTGAAAATAGTCGTTGGCGGCGGAGACACTGGCGGTAACCGGCCGCACCTCGACATTATCCAGGGTCAGGGTGCTGGTGCCGTTGGCCTGCACGGACAGTGCGGTGCCATTGGCAATCCCCGCGACGGTGTAGGTCCCAGTGCCGTTGATCGGTAGGCTGTGGCTGGCGGTGCCCAGAAGAATCTTGACGCCGCCGCTGGTGTAGGCGGTCAGGGTCAGGGTGCAGACGTAGCGGGCGCCATTGGTCAGGGGCGCCACGGCGGCTGTCAGGCCGGCATTGTTGGCCACGGCGGTAAACACCGCTTGGCCGCCGGTAATGGTAACGCCGGTGCCCTTGGTCCAGTTGCTGTCAGCCGCGAAGACGCCATTGATGACCACATCGGCGCCGGTCGTCGCCCCCGCCAGCCGGGCGTCGTCCTCGGAGATCCGCGCTCCCAGCCAGGCGCCGGACAGGGGCTCGTTGTACCAGGAGGTGTGCGCGCAGCGCTGGGTCCAGGCCCCGCCATCCGAATCCTGGCTGGTATCGTAGATGGCCAGGGCGGTGATGGCGTTAGGGGAGCGGTGCAGGGCGGCCAGGGCGCTGCCCGGGAGCGGATCAATCCAGGCCGGGTCCAGGGTGCCACTGGCACCCGCGAGGGGGATTTTTCCGGCCGCCGGGACCAAGCTGGCCGTGCCGCCGGTGACGACGGCCACGGCATTGGCGGAGGCCTGTTGCGCGGCCAGGGTGGCATCCCCCGCCGCCGTGGCATAGGCCCCGGACAGGGCGCCCGAGGCGGCGGACTGGGCTGCCCAATGCAGGGCGGAATAATCGCTGCCCAGCTCTACAACAGGGGTATTTACCGGGGAGATGGCCCAGGCGCTGGCCAGGGTGGCCGCCGTGGTGGCGTTGCCGGCTTGGGTGGTGGCGGTGGCTACGTCGAGCCCGGTTTGAACTCGATCAGCCGCCGTGGCCTGGGCGTCAAGCCCCGTTTGAACGCGATCCGCCGCTGTAGCTGTGGAATCCAGGCCGGCCTGAACTCTATCGCCCGCTGTGGCCTGGGCATCGAGCCCGGTCTGAACACGATCTGCCGCTGTGGCCTGGGCATCGAGCCCCGTCTGAACTCGATCCGCGGCCGTAGCCAGGGCATCGGCCCCCGTCGCCACCACGTCCGCAGCGGTCAGCAGGCTGGCGGCCTCGGCATCGGCGGCGGCGGTGAGGGCGTCGGCGACAATCCCCGCCGGCAGGTCGTCGGGATCGATCTCCGCCGCGCCCACCAGGTCGCGCAGCGCGAGCGGGACCCCGGACTCCGGGACCTGGATCAGATAGCTCTCGCGCCGGTGTGGGGTGCGCAGCTCCACCCGATACCAGGAGGAGGCGGCGGCGGGTAGCGCGAGGAGCGACTGCGGTTGCAGGCCGAGGGTTAGCCCCGCCTCAGGCAGGGCCACATCTTGATATTCGGTGGCCAGGTCCGTGGCCACAAAGGCAATTCTTCCCTGTTCGTCACTGCCCACCAGGCGCACCGTGACCGTTGCCGGGACCAGAGCCCCGGCGCCATCACGGATGGCAGGGATGACAACTTGCGTCACGGTTTAGGCCGGGTTGACGGCCGTGGTGAACAGGTAGCCGGCGCTTGACCAGGACACCAGCTCCTTGACCGACTCCGTAACCTTGAGCATGTCCACGCCCTTCTTACCGCGCGCCGGGTCAAAGTAAGTCCCCGCAACCCGGCCCTCGTACTGGGCGGTGAAGGCGAAGGTGGGCATCACCGTCTGCGCGCTCGCCAGGCCGGTTTCAACTCGGGTCAGGGCGGCGAAGTTGCCCCACACCCGGCCATAACTGCCGGCCTGGCCCTTCTTGGCGGCGTCCTTCCAGGCCATGCCGACCAGGACGCGATCCAGGCCCAGCTCCGAGGCGAAATCCTGCATCTGGGCGGTGCCGCGGGTGGAGGCGGTGCCGTAGAGGCGGGAGATAACCTTGGGGTTTTTCCTGATCCCCAGCCACACATCCGGCCCGAGGGTCAGGGTGTTGGGCCGGATCATCATGTCGTTGGCGGCGGACTCGATATAGCCGATGGGGTCGCCATTGGTGGCATCGTCGAAGTAATACTTTCCGGCGTTGCCGTCCAGGGTCAGCTTGAGGGCGGAATCGTAGTTGCCGGCGCCAAAGATCAGGTCCGCCACGCGGATCTCACGATTGCGCAACATGACCTGGGTCAGATTCTCCACCGCCATGCCGCGCGGGTCGGCCTTGTTGGCCTGGGCGGCGCGGTCGATATCCACCAGGGGCACCGGGGCGGCGAGGCCACGGTCAATGGTGCGGTCGGTTTCATCCGACTGGGCAAACTCCAGCTCGTTCAAGTGCCCCGTGCGCGAGATCAGGTCGTCAGGATGCTGGAAGCGATCCTTAGTCGTGACCTTGGTATATGCAAAAAGCTCGCCCATGACCTGCACGCGCGGGCAGACTTGATCGGCGATGTATTCCTCGTTCTGGATCGCCATGGCGATGCGAGTGAGGGCGGGGACAATGACGAACGGCTGGCCATTGGCAGCAACGGAAGTAGGCATTTAAGTTCTCCTGTAGTGCCTTAGGACCAGGTTTCCGGGAGGATGCGATAAAACACCCGCACCTTGAGGGGACTGTCGCCAGTGGCGATGTTGCCGGCCAGCAGATGCAGCACCAGGGCGGCATTGGCGACGGGCTGGACGGCGGCGGCGCTGGCGGCCTTGACATAGCGGGTCTCGTCCGCGGTGCCATCCAGGAAGCCGGTGGCCTCGACCTGCGCCACCTCGGCGCCGGAGCCGTTGGTGTACTTGATCGACAGGTCTTCGCCGGAGGCGATGCCGTCATAGGCCGTGGTGGCGTAATCCAACCACAACTGCGCCGAGTCCAGCACCAGGATGTTGCCGGCGCCAGGGGCCGCGACCAACTGAATAGGCGTGGTGTAGAGCGCCAGGACTTGGGCGGTGGTGAGGGTCACATCCGCGAAGTACAGCGGTAGCGCATCGGAATCACCGGCAGCGTGCAGGAGGACCGGAATGATGTCGCCCGCGGAGGCGGACATCAGGGCCTTGCCGATGATGACATTGCCATCGGAGGCGGCAACTGCTTTGCCGTTGGCATCGCTGGTTACGGAATTGCCGCGCGTAATCGAGCCGCCGGCCATGACTTCACCGATGCCCACCAGGGTCACGTCCAGCACTTCGCCCGAGGCGGCGCCGATTTGACCGGAGACACCGATCAGGGCATCCGAAGCGGCGGCGGCCTGGAGCATGGCGGTATCAGAGCCGCCGAATTTAACGAAGCGGTAGGGATTGATGGTCCCGCCCGCGGTATAGGTCTTGTCCAGCAATGGGGTCCGCCAGCTCATGGGTTACTCCGGGGCATCAAGGTTAAGATCGACCGCGGCCACCGCTGCGGTGAAGGAAATCGGGTTGCCGGCGGCGGCCTGCTTGGCACGATAGGCGCGGGCGCGGGCGACGGCTTCGGCGTCGGTGGGGGCGGTATGCGGGCCACTGCGGCCATGCGTGGCTACCTCACTAAGCTCCACCAGGGGGGGCATACTCGCCAGCCAGGCACGCAGCCAGGTGCCGGGGGCCATGGCCTGCTCGGGTTCCGTGGCGGCGGCGAAGCAGGGGGCCGGCTCGTCCGCATCCAGGCGCAGCATCAATTCCGCCAGGG